CTTAAATAAATTTTTCTGCACTATTTTGTATTTACACAAAACTTGAAGAATACTCACAGACTCATTTATCTTCCTTTTGCTACTGGCAAATCCTCATCACTTTTGTTATATTTTTCTTTTCTTTTTTTATAGTAATCGCATTTCTTTATCTCCACAAAAATATCATCTGGTATACCATTTGGATATAGTTTACATGTGACTTTCATAAAATCGTTATATTCACATCCTGCGCACTTTGGTAAACTTGCCATAACAAAACCTCTTACATTTATTTTTCGCGTTGTTTCCATAAAGGGGTATATGTACCTTGCCTCAATTCTCGCCAATGCTCCATAAGATAATTTCTTTCTTCTTCGTATTCTTCAACAGACATTCCATCACGCCAAAACGGCGTTTCTTTAATCGTTCCTCTTGCCCAATCTTCTGGCATTTTCGAACTCCTCCTATTCATCGAAAAAGCTAAATTTAGCGTCAATCATATCATTTACTCTTTTGTCCGAACCTGTATAAGGTTCAATTTTCAAAACATCTAATGCAGCAGAAGCGAATTGAGCATTGGACATACCCATAGATACATATGTATCTTTTTGAAGTTCTTTCAACGCCGCTATAATGTCATTATCTTTAATATTATGTTTAACCGCACAACAAATGCCGTAATAATTATCACAAAGTCCGCCTTTTAGTCCTTTTAATATAGCCTCTTTATCGCCACGTCTCATTTTCCGTCTATTTTGTTCCGACTCATTTTTTTGCATCATATACGTTATCCCCAATTATCTTCTTATTTCATCATAATGATTTTCCTTGTTCTCCGGATGTTTGTTCTAAATAATGTTTGTAACTTTCTTGAGCCTCTTTAGGGGCATCAGGCTTTAATACTTTTACATAGTTTTCTTTTCTTTCCCACCAATCGGGATTAGTTGTCCAATAAAGATCTAACCTTTTCATAAATATTCCTCAAATCTATTGCAATTTTATTTGTTTTTTATAGCCTTATTTTCAATTAACTAAGTTTCTAAAAGTCAAGCTTGCATTTCTTATAGTTCATTATATTCTTTCCCCATTTCTCTGTCAAGTTTCTCGTTACAAAATCCACTCAAAGATATTATACACTTTTCATATAATGTTTTCAAACGTGCTGAAGGTACTTAACTCGCACAAATGTGGTAGCTACTGCTCACCGTTTTGAGCACGCTTGCAAAAAAAACAGAGTAAGCGATATATCGCTTACTCTGACGTGGTGCGGATAACAGGATTTATTTTTACTATTTTGCCCTTATTTTATCCCCCTCTAAAATCATTCAAAACGCCACTGTTTAAGCCATTCTCGGCACTTTTGACTTACTTCGTCATTCGCATAAAACTTGTACAAATTTCGTGTAAACGTGTAAAAAACGTGTACAAAAATCGCTATATTAATGCACCATAAAATCTTCATGTACATCTTGTAAATAACAGGGTGATAGTCCATCAGAAATCATTAAAAATAGCAGTATGATAGTCAAAATTGTAGTAATACATATCGTGCATTTAATTCAAATTATCATCTATTAATTTTTACTATTTTCTCTATTTTCTATTTCATCACAGATTTGTTTTACTATATATGCTCTTACATCATAAAATTTCATTTGGGGATGTTCTTTTAATATTACAGAAAGGCATTCCATATATTCTTTTATGCATCTTCTTGTATAATCTCTAAGCATATTTAAATTTTCTCTTAGTACTTCTGCTCCGCTATGTACCACATCATTTCTTAGCTTATACAAATCACTTATATTCCTATTTACTTCTTCAATATCTTTATCATTGCTTTCAATGAAATTTGATACTCGTTTAGCTAACAAATCTTTTTTTCGTTCACGGTCAGATTTTTTTATAAAAAGCACCTCCAAAATTGTAATCAAACTTTTAAAATTAGTAGTGCTATCATATATGCAATAGTTAAAAGCAAAATCGTCTAATGCGGCATTTTTCAGCATCTGATATACGCAATCATCATAAGATAATAATTTATTAAATTCTATAACATCTTCATCTGTTATCTTCATAAGTTCAGAAAAATAAGTAGTCATATCCGCAGATGAGCTATCAATTTTGTCGCTATGTCTTAATTTGCAGTTGTTTCGTGCCGGAGTTGTAGAAACAATCCAAAAAAATTTATAATGCCACGCAACATCTCCTTCTTTAATTAAATGCAATAAAGAAAAATATTTAAACAACATTTGTTCCTTTTCGAGTTTTATATCATCATTTGTTGTAGATGTATTTTGAGTTGATAAATCATATTCTAATATTTCATCTAAATCAAGTGTCATTAAATAATCTTCATTATCTTCATTATCTTTTTTAAATATAGCCATGTTATATTCATATAACAATTCTTTATTTGCGTCAGTTATTTTATTCTTATATTCATATTCATCTAATTTGACTTCTTTATATTTGAATCCAGTAGGTGGTTCCAGCTTAGATATTGATGGATCTCCTATGATGGGAACTGATATTTTTACATCAAATTTTCTAATAATTTTATTCATAAATTTTCCTCCTATCAATATTATAATTTATAATCCCCAAATTTTCAATAAAAATTCACAAAAAAAATAAGGGTGGCATTACACCACCCTCAAAACTACTTATTGTACATACCACATCTGTACTCACGTACAATAGTACGCAAGTCCTTATAGGACAGACCTAATCTCCCCTGCTCGTCACCTACCAACGCGCCATAATCTTGTGCGGCTTGCACTGCCGGTCTTGCCCAATCGGGCATATTGTCATCATTGAAATCATATACCATTGTAGTTTGAACTACATTCACCAACTGTTTGTTGATGTTTTTTAAATCGGCAATTTCCGCCGCCTGTTTTTCAATTAATGATTTTAGTTCATTGTACTGTTCCATAGTTAAAACCTCCGTATATTTCATATTTTTTATCTCGTCCAATGGATAATATCTTCCGGGGCAATTACTGTCACCAATCTCTCTATGTCCAACTATCTTCGCATTTGGATAATAGTTCTTTTTTAGATATTGACATAACTCGATAATAGATTTCTTTTGTGCTTGTGGCATTGTCTTTTCTTTTGTGTGATAATCACCCTCTGCACAAATTCCGACCGAACAACTATTCATTCCCTGTACATGTGCACCGACAACGTTTATTGGTCTGCCACAATAAATTGTGCCGTCTTTACGCACAAAGAAATGATAACCGATGCCTGTCCAACCGTTTGCTCTATGCCAACTATGTACATCTTGTGCGGTACATTTAACCGCCTCTGCGTGATGTAAAACTATATAATCGGTCTTGGAACGATTCGAAAAAACGCCACTCCAATTATACTTTTCTTCAATTATCTGCATTGTCATCACCTCTTAACTGCAACAATATATCTTTCAACTTTTGTGGCATTCGCGGGTAAATTACCGCCACATTTTCCAACACGCTTATACCCTCATTGGCTATGTAAAACATAATGACAATCTCACGAATTGCGACGTTATCGCCTGTAATCTGTTGCAGGACGTTTGATAACGCTACTATAATTAATATAGTAATCTTTTTGAGCAGTCCTTTAAAACCAATCTCACTCGACATTGTTTTTGTGTAGATTGCCTTGATAATGCCTGTCAAATAGTCAAGCACCATTATCACTAACAGCGCCCATAAAATACTGTCCCATTGACCGAAGATTGCGACGAAAAATCCGCCCACAATTCCTATAACCGTACTTGTCCAATTAAAAATCTTGTCCATAAATTATTCCTCCGTTTTATTTATTTTCAGCTTGCTTTTTTAACTCCGCCACCGTTTTTACAACCTCGGTCGGCTCTTGGAAACCATAACTGCAAAGTGCATTATACATTTCATAAACATCGCTGATTATATAGTCAAGCCCCGGATAATTAACCGAATTACTTTTTTCTAAGCCTTCGGCAACCCACTTCAACAACTCCGTCACACTATAATTCATTTCTTTCCCGGTTACTCTATCATTTGACCCAACTTTACCGTTCTCAAGTTCGTTTATATCCTCAATAATTGCTTGTCTCTCTGATTCTCCATATTCAATTTTACCTTTCAATTCGTCATCTGCCGCCTGTCGATCCGAAATTTCAGTGCTTAGTGTGTCAGAGATAGTTTTTACTGCTCTCGGTGTTGCGGCGATACCGCTTGACGTACTGCTTGTACTTGTGGTACTGTCAGACAATTTCAAATGTCCGTAATTACTTGCATTACCCACACCGTATGTTGTGGCACCGCTTGCGTGGTTTGTCGGTGCTTTGTCGTTTAATAGTTTTCTTATACTATTATCGTCCAATACAAACAAATACCCGTTTTGTGGGTCTGCTCCGCTGACTTCTTTTTGTATTAAAACGCATATTCTCACTTCGCCTGGAGCAATATCACAACTTAGTGTTGTATAATGGTCATCATGTGTTTGGAATTTTGTTAATGTGCTGTCCGTGTCATTTTCCAATTTAAAAAATACATTAACCGGAATATCATCAGGCAATTCGTAACCCGTTCCTCCTGTGTCTTTGCACTCCGAAAGATATATCGGCTCACCGTCAGAATAAAGAAATGTATCGGCTTTTCCTAAATTCTCCACGATGTCCATTGATAATTTCATTGTCGTAATACTACTGTTGGCAACTTTATCGGTTGTAACCGCTCCGTCACTTATCTTGTCCTTTGTAATTACATAATCCGCCATATGGCTTGTATGTATAGCCTTATCAGCGATTTTTGCTGATGTGACACTCTTATCGGGGTGGTCTATCACTTTGGCTGTTTTATGTGTATTCACGCTGTCGCTCAATTCGTTGTGGTCGGTTTGAATTGCCGTGAAATTATCACGAACAATCTTCCACCAATCCTTTAACAGCGTTTTTCCGCTAAAATTAAAATTTAATTTCATTTTATCATTCCTTTCTAATCGTAATTGATTGGGATTTTGGTATTAAAAAAACACGCCGTAAGCGTGCTATGGTGGTATTCGTCTGTACATTGTGTCACCTCATTTTTTGTACGAAAAAAGCACGCCGTAAGACGTGCTATGTCAGTGCTTTTATTTTTCGTCTACCATCAAAATCCATCTAAATCTTCAGGTAATATAGTTCCAATTCCTTTCATACTATGTGAACTTTCTGACAACGCTTTTGTGTCATTATTTTCAATATGAAAACATTCATTTTGTACATCATATTCAAATGCGAATTTATTTATTTTTTTTGCAAGTTCAGTAAAATTATATACTTCCGGTTGGTCATCTATAGGTATATTACTGATATAGACTAATCCATTATATAATAATGCATCAACATGCACATTATTTTTTAAATTTTTTTGATTTATATTCTCAGCCATATAAATCAAATCTTGATTAAGCAGTCTTTTTATTGCCATTATCATTCTGTAAAAATCTTCTTTTTGAATAAAATCATTCATCAGTGCTAAAGATAAATTTATAATGTATGACATTTTACTATCTGTTTCAACTTCATCAATAGCCTTTAATACTATATGTATATATTCTAATTTTTCTTTATCATTTACTAATTTTTTTGCCAATTTTCTCTTTGCGTTATCGTCCGGTTCAAACACACCTTCTATATACATTTTTAATTTAGCCATAAAAAACATTGTATTAAACCCGAACGCAAAAGATGACATTTTGCTTATCAGCTTACTATAGCTATCTATTCCACCTGTGACGCAATCTCCAAACAATGATAGTATTTCTTTTCCCTCATTCTTAAATATATCTGAGTTTGTTATTATATCTATATCATTTTTTATATCCATAAAGCAATCTCCTTATTTGTTATATTTCATTTTATTTATTACTTTCTCGTCTTTTGATTTCCAAATCAACATTATCCATATCTTCGCTATTTGCCTGTTGCCTATCCAAACTCTTACTAAACTCAATATCATTGTTCGACTTACTTGCGATATTTGATATATACTTTTCTTGCTCCTCTAATTGCTCTAACTGCTTTTTCGTTGACTGCAATTCTTCATCACTTAGTGATTCATAGCCTGTTTTCCAATTCTTCTGATTGTCGGATAATTCTTCTCCTGTGCCTGCCCCAAGCAGAAGTCTATCAATATCACCAACTTCGATAGCTATAATTTCATCTTCATCACTACAACCATAAGGGGCTTGTACAGCTACACCATACATATTACCTTTCTTTAGATAATCATATAGTTCATCTGTCGAAATATTTGTTTCTTTATATCTGCTACTTGATGTTTTTTCATAACTTTTTACCCAAGTTTGAACATTATCAGAAACAGCTTGCTTATAATTCTGCTTGAACTCACCCAATGTACTTCCGGCTGTTATATTTCCTTTTTTTAGTTGGTATCTGGAATGGTTAACGTCATTGTTTGGGTAAAGTTTTGAATTCTGTACATCTACAGACATATAGTCTACTTTTCCGTCTTGATAAGTTATATGAAGATTATCCTCATATTCACTATAATTCATTTCTTCTTTAGGTGTTCCCAAAGCCTCATCGACTTCTTCCTTTGTATCGCCTACGGATATTGTTTTCCCTGTCGAGGTATCATATATTGACACTTCATTTGAGGATACCGAGCCACAAGCACATAAACAACCTATGGTGAATATCATTACAATCAAAGATAAATATTTTTTCATATGTAAACAACCCTTTCTTACTTCAATAATGGCTCTATTTCATCTACATATTGGTCGTATGGGATAACACTTCTATCCTCTACCAAAATCGCTTGACACGAATATATTTCTTTTTTGTCCTTTGATATTTTTACTTCTCTTGTATCATGGTCGTATTCAGGCTTACAATCAGTGCCTTGCATCATATCCCATATAAAAACTACTGACACATAATACACTCCGTCCTTTTGAATTATATAATCAGAATTATTTATATATTCTGCCGGCGGTGTATATTTACTTGTTACTGTCATAGTATCATCTTCTTTCTTTTCTGATATTGTGGCGGTGCTTGTTTGGGTATCATATTGTACATCTTTCCCCAACGCTTCACTAACTGCCCTTATCGGCAAGTATGTTGTGTCGTTGTATAGGAAATTATCGGCTTGTACTTCTTTACCGTCCACAACAACTTTTATTGTATTCGGCAAAACGTTTATATTTTGCCATACGTCAGTCGCATACGCTCCCGCACACGATATAACGCCCATAACGAGCATACCGCATATAAAACTTTTAATATTCCCTTTCATAAAAATACCTCCTTTGTGATACCTAAATTGTACCACAAAGGAATAATTTTGTAAATATCTTTTATGAAATGCCTGTTATAAGACCGCCCGAAACAGTTACCGTCTTTCCGTCTGCCGTTTGAAACGTTCCGCTTGCTCCTTGCTCAAACTTCCACTGTCCTACTCCTCGTGTTGCTCCGTTACCACCGTATAAAATATTGTTTCCCTGTAATTTTATATATGCTTCACTGATACTGTTATATACTTGAAAAATTTCTTTCCCGTTATAATACAATATTAAATCGGCATATCCTTGACCGCTACTACTCGGTGCATTACACCACAATCCGTACTTATTGCCGTCAGCGTCGTAACTTTGAATACCGTTCTTATCTATAACTGTTCTTGCATTTTTGTCTGTGCCTGTGGCAAATACACCTGTTATAGTAACATTACCGTCCTCGTCCATTTCAATGGTTTTCTCCGACAACTGATTGAATATCTGAAAAACGAACGCACCGTCCATATTTCCGAGGTTTATTCTTCGTCTGCCCTTATTATCTTCGATATATAGCAAATCACCGTCTAACAGCAGTTTTTTGTTATCTGATTCAACGGGATTTTGTGTACTGTTCAATGTACCGTGGAAGTAACTTGTTTTCAGCTTATTCGCTCTGCCCGAATTTTTCTGAATAGTTTTAATCAACTTACCCATATACCACGCGTGGTAATACGCATTAGCCAATGTAGGCTGACCGATTGTTACTGACGGCTGTTTTGCGCTGTATGGGTAATACGTCATTGATACAATTCGCTGTTTATGTTCGATATTATCTTCAAAAACGTGTACTGTATCACCCAACGCAATTTTATAAAAATCACCGTACTCGGCAAGTTTACTCAAATCAACCACGTCCCCCGTGATTGTCAGTTGAGGGCGGTCAAGTCTAAAATCGTTACCCTCGCCCTTTAAGTCCCACTCACCAAACGCCTTTAGCTTTTCGGGGTCATCGTAATCACTATAATCTCGGTACGCCTCACGAATACCGTACTTCTCAATACCCTCTTTACTGTCAATGTACGGCTTACCGCCGTTTACTGATGAAATCGTCAAATCGTCCTTGCCGTACATATACAGTCTTGTCGTCAACTCTTGCGTGTTTCTCTCGACTGAAAGACTTGTCATATTCTTCTTTATTGACATTCTCACGCCGTTGTCTTTTCCGATACGCTCCACAACCGCAAATCGGTAATTGTCGTAGTATATTTCACCTCTGCCGTAAGCCTCTATGACGTTTTGAATTACGTCATAAGTATTTATCTTATCAGTCGGGTAAAAGTCGATTTTAACGCCGTCTGCGCCTATTCTCGTCATACCCATTTCCTTAAGTTCACTGTCGGGTATAAGCTCAAACTTTGTATCGGCTATCGCAAGTTTTATAACGTCGTACGGGTCAACACCTATTGTTGATTTTGTCACGTCCGTATCGTTGCCGATTGTCGGCAAGTGATGATGAAGTGCGTCATCATAGAATATTCGGTTAGCTTTCACCGTCATAATTCTTGAACCGCTGTAATCTCGCTTTACAAATGTAATGCGGTATGCTTGTCCTTCAACCGATACTATACGATTTTCTTTTATAAGCTCCGCTTTTTCGTCTTTCATAGGGTACTTAAAAGAAACTGTGTGCGTTTCCTGCAATCCCTCGAACACCGCCACTTCGTACGCCTTATTCAGATACGCAAGGCAACCGCCTGTGAAGTCTGTTTCGTTCCATTCGTGTAATTTAAAAGCCATGTTATTCACTCCATTTCATATTGTCAAAATCTACGTCGTACAAAAATTTAGGCGTGTAATTTATCTGTACAACTCCACCGCCTGCTACTGTTATTGTGTTATCCAATCCCGGGACAAGTTCAAAGAAATCGCCCGATATATCCGTCATAAGACTTGTATTTCCGCTGTAAGCTATCTCTTTTTCGCAGTCAATAACAATATCGCCCGTATGCTTAACAGTGATATTTTTGCCGTTATTTCCTATTGTGAAAGGATTTGTTGCACCTGTTACGGTTATAATAGGTTTGACGTGTACATCACCGATATTCGGTATGTTTTTGTATGTGCCATTACCGTTTAATGTTAAATATTCATCTTGACCTATCGGAATTTCTGTATCAAGCGTCGTATATGTATCAAGGCAAGGTCCGTTCAGCGCGTCAAATATAAGCTCCGAAAAAGGCTCTGCCTTATACGTCACTGACAAAACGGCTTTTCTGCCGTCGTGTTCGGGTGTATATGACACGCTGTCCATTACCCTTACGTTCCACTTGACAAACGGCATATCGTTAAAAATAAGCGTGCCTTTGCCCTTAAACCAACGGCTTATAGCGGTTAGCTTTTTGTTTAATTCTTCGGTACTGTCCGCACCGATGTTAAAATCAATCTGAAATTTTCGTGTATTGAAATATTCGTGACCCGACACATCAGTAAAATCATATTCACCGTCTGTTTCGTCGGCACTTACGGTAAACTCCTTTACCTGTGGAAATACGGGACGGTCCTTTGTTCTGACCGTCACTCGCTTAAAATCCGTTGTATTTTTGCCGTTAAATTCAAAACCGTTACGCATATCTTTCCTCCTATAATCCTACGTATTTGTTCAATGCATCTTGTTTTTCTTCCGGTGTCATTTGCATGAAGTTATTTATGATCTTCCTGTTGTCGCTCATTGAATTATTTTCAATTTTGAAACTATCGAATTTGTCAAGCATTCGACTTAGCAAACTTTCTATATTACCGCCTGTCGCCGAAACCTTATCGGTTATCGTTGCTACATATGCAGATATGTTGATGTCGGCATTTTGCAATCCTGTAAGAATGTTTTTCTTGCCGTCCTCCATTTGCTTGTATTCAGCCTCAAGACTTTCAATAGTGGCATTATTCTTTTTCTGTAGTTGGTACAATTCTTCATCACGTTGCAACTGTTTCATTTGTTCCTGCAACTCTTTGTACTTCTGTTGCCCCTTATCAGTAACTGAATTTGCGTACACATCAAGTTGTGCCTGTACCTCTGACATATCTGTTTTGCGATCCTGTACGTCCCAACTGTCACGAAGTTCTTGCTCTTGCTTTGAAAATTCGTCTTTGATATTTGAAATATAGTCTTGTTGCTTTTTGAGCAGTTCGTCAACCGCACTTGATTGCGACTTGTACAGTTCCATACTGTACTTGTTTGTGTCGTCAATAAATTCCTCAAAACTGATTTTACCCGCATTGTAAAACTCTTTTACTCGGTCAATTTTGCGTTTTAGAAAATCTTCCTCACTGTCACCGTACTTATCCCAATCATCATATGTACTTCTTAACTCCTGCCAAGCGTCTGCGTCCTTTTGCCATGCCGAATACTCGTCAGCATTCTTTTGAGCCACTGCGTCATAACGTTTTTCTTCAAGTGTCTGTTTTTCCTCGACGTATTTTTGATAATTAATAACGTCATTCGCATAAAATTCTTCAAGACGTTCCGCCTCTCTGTCGATACCTGCAATGTAGTCGTCTATCGACATACTGTGATACTTCTGCTGATGTTCAAGCCAACTGTCCGAGTAGTTTTTCATATCGTCATAAAGCGTTTCGCCCGCGTCCGATACGTTTTCAACATACTCGTCCCAAGTGATTATTGCGTCTTGTAAATCTTGATAATTTCTGTCTTTTATACGTGTAAAAGCGTCAAGCGGAGTGTCCCCATTGTCGCCCCAATCGTTAATTGCACTGTGTTTTTCAAGATATGCTTTAGATTGTTTGTTAAACTCTTGTGTCTGCTTTTGTGTCAGACTGAAAATTTGTTCCTCTATATCGGCAATATCCTTGTCGTTCGATTTGAATTTCTCTTGAAATTCTAACCACTTTTCAAGTTCTTGTGCAGTCGTTACTGCGTGCGTTTTGGTGTAATGCGTCCAATCGTCCTTGGCTGATGTAAACGCGTCCGAATTGTCTTTTCCTGTTGCGTAATGCGGTATACCCATACCCGACATTATCGCCTTGGTTTGTGACGCTGTGTACACCTTTGCACCCTTTGACAACGGCAATACTACGTCCTTGCCCTGTGGTATAAATGCACGTCCTTTGTCAACGATTAATTCTCGCGGGTCAGATATACCCTTTTCATCATTAACCATTGCCAATCCGCCCTCAAAATTTTGTGTACCTTTGGCTTTTTTGGCTTTTTTTACGAACATTCCTGAACTGCCAAACTTGGCCGCCGGAACATTTTTATTACTTAGTCCCTCTATAGACGAACCCTCAACAGAAACAGTATAATGGACTGTCGCAAATTTGTCTTCGGGTTGATAGCTGTCAGGTTCTGCACTATTCTTCTTAAATGTAACATTGCCATCTTTGGGTGGTGCTGTATAATTGTCAGGCTCTGTGCTGTCGTTAGTCCATATAACTTTACCCGTTGCAGTGATTTCACCCAACTTATTACCATTCAAATCGTTAATATCAAAACCGCCTGTATCGACATTAAATTTAATCTGAACTTCGTCATTTTTGACAAGTTCTTTTAATTTTTCATCAGCTGTGTCCAATACAGATATATCACCCTCGGCACTGACTTGTAATTGTACATTGCCTGCGTTATTTATTTCCTCGACAGCATTTTTGGCGTTCTCGATTGCAGACACATCACCGCTTGCGTCAATTTCAATATGTTTATCCTCAGGCAATAATCCCAAACTGTGCGCCAATGCGTCAACTTGCTCTGTGCTTAGTCCCAAATCGCCACCTAAACTTGATAGGTCTTTCACTAAACCACTTACATCACCCGACGCTACAGCCTGTTGAATATCAGAAAAACCGTTTTTCATTAATGCGGCTTTCGTGACTATTTCCTCTGACGTTAGTCCGATTTCTTTACCTTGTTTGACAAAATCATTTACAACAGCGTCTAATGCGTTATTATTAATTGCACCTTGTAGGTCTTGAAAACCGTTTTTAAACAGCGCTATTTGTGCGGCAATGTCTTGATTTTCAAACCCCAAATCAGTCATAGTTGATTTGATTTGTTTGCATACTAAATCTACAGCATTACCGCCGCTTTCAAAGACTTCCTGCATATCCTTAAAGCCGTTTAAATTCATAGCATCCGTTGTTGCGACTTCTGCCATAGCTTGTAGTGATTCTCTGCCGTTCTTGGCTCGTTCGTCCATGCTTTCGATGTTATCACTTATTTCACGATACGCATTTGATACATTTTGTATTTCTTGTATTACTTCGTCTACATCACCGAATTTGAATGTACTTCCCGTAAACCTTTCATATGCCTTAATAAAATCACTGTCTTTTAAACCATTTATGAACGATTGTCTTTCTAATGCCGCCGCCTTTATTCTCTCAGAACTTCCGTCTTTATATGCGGCATTCATCTCATCAACTATTGCTTTATACTGTGTTTTGTAGTCTGTCGCTTGTTGCAACCACCCACGCATTTCTTCTTGTTGGTTTTTATAATCAGCACCATAGGAACTACCTTTTTGAAGTGCGTCGTACCCCTCTGATACTGCCTTTTGTGCCTTTTTGCCTGATGTTAAATCCAATGCGTCTTTAATTTCGTTCGCACTGTCTTTGGCGTTTGAAACCGCCATTGCAAGTGCGGTGTCAAATTCGCCCGTATCAATCATTAATTTTATGGTATCATCATTTGTAGTCGCCTTGATTTCCTGCATAATGTCGTTTATGCGGTTTTTAGCGCTTTCGAGTTCTTCGGGATTTAATGTACCGCTGTTGATTGATTCGTTTAGTTTTTCGTATTCACTTCGCAGATTTTCCAAATGCGAAACTTGGTTGTCTGCGTCTTGCCACTGAGAATATAATTCCTTGTAGCTTTGACCCAATTTTGCGTTGTTTTCAATAGCCTCTGTAACATGGTCGGCAACAACCTTATACCCTGCAACAACCGCCGCAGGCGCTAATACTGCACCGAATATCGGCGCTAATGCAGAAAATGAACTGCCTAACCCCGCAGTCGATACTTTTATCGCTGACGTTGCGTCTGCTATAATAGGCAATTTATCGCTGATTACTCCTAATCCCTCAACAAAATCGCCTGCACCCTTAATCACTCCGACACCGACTTTTGACAATGCACCTAAAGCAATGACCGTAGCACCGGTATTAACAACAGCACGTTTTTGCTCGTCGTCCATTTGCGACAATCCTTTTGCAAAATCAGCTACTGTGGTACTCGCGTCCTTGATTGACGGCAACATCGTTTCACCTATACCCCTTGCCGCCTCTATTATATTCTGTTTTGCAATTTTCATTTGTGACGCAGTTGTTTCAGCCTTTGCGTCAAACTCGTTCTGCAATGCAATGTTTTCGTTCCATGCTGTATTTGAACGTGTTACCGCCTCGGTGATACCTGCCTCACTGTTTGCCAAACGTAACAAAGAATCACGCAAACGCACTTCGGTAAAGCCCATATCCTGCAACATACTGATTGCGTTTTCACCTGCACCGTCGGCATTTTGTAGACCTTTGATGAATGCGTCTATCGCCTCGGCAGGAGATGAATCAAACAAATTCTTAAATTCTTCTGTTGTCTTTCCTGTGATTTTAGCGAAATTCTCTAATTGTACGCCTGACGAAATCATTGAATTTAGTTCGGTGCTTGTGTAGCCTAAACCATCAGCCAATGACTTGAAGTCTTTGCTGTTGTTTGCGGATAGTAGTTGCAAATCTCTTAATGACATTCCTGTTTTGTTCATAACGTCATTAACCTGCGTATAACCGTTTGTAGTTGCCATTTGCATAGCAATCATAGCCTTACTGAACGCACTACCACCCATTTCAGCCTCTATACCAACGCTTGACAATGCGGTTGCTATACCTAATATGTCGGCTTGACTTAATCCGATTTGTGTACCTGCACCAGCTAAACGCATAGACATATTAGCTATATCCGATTCTGTTGTAGCGAAATTGTTACCCAAATCAACTATCGAACTTCCCAAACGGTCAAAATTTTCTTGGTCCATTTTTGTAACGTTTGCGAACTTTGCAAGTGTTGCCGCACCCTCTTCGCCGTACAGATTTGTAGCAGTGCCGAGCATTGCCATTGTTTCAGTAAATTTAGATATGTTTTCAGTTTTTATACCCAACTGACCGCCTGCCGCCGCAAGTTCGGTTAATTCTGCCGTTGTTTCAGGAATGGCAGAATGTCCGTTTATTCCGACAGTCGTCATATTTATAATTTCTTGCCTAATCTTTTCAATCTGTTCAGGTGTACCGTCAACAGTTTTCTTTACATTTGCGAAATTGTTTTCAAAATCTATCGCAAACTTGGCACTCGCAACACCGCCCGCGGCAAGTGCAGTCGCCGTATACTGTAACGGTTTAGTTACAGTATCTATATCCTCACCGACTTCTTTCCACCGCTTACCTGTATTCTGTAGGTTCTGCACCTCATCTGCACGTTCAGCGGATTTTAAGCCTTTCTCATATTCCTCGTATTGCTCTGTTGCTTTTTTGACGGTTGCTTGTGCGTCGGTATATGCCTTTTTACTTCCCGACAATGCCGCCTCTTGCGTACGAATAGAATCGGATATACTTTGACTTTGCTTTGTGTATGCCTCAATCTCGGTATTTACCCAATTCAATGCCTTTTGATTGTCTTTATACGAAACACTGTTTTTGTCAAGACTTTTGTTCGCCTCTGTCAGCAACCTTTTCTCATTTGAACGCAAAGAAATTTGTTTATCTAATTCCGTTTTCTGCGCTTTAAGTGCCGTAACATTTTTATTTACAGACTTAACGTTATCCTCATACGCTTTTTTTGTATTCGTCAATGCCGTACGGCTTGTTTGCAAGGTGGTTTGTGCGTCTTGCATTTGCTTTTTATATGCCGTAAGACCTTTTGTACTTGTATTATTATTTTTGCTTTGCGTCTGCTCCAATTTTGACAATTCACTTTCAACACTGCTTATTGTCGCCTCTAAGTCGGACGCGTCACCTCTTATTCTTACTACTAATTCCGCCGCGTCAGCCACTACAAATCACCTCACTACATTCCATAAAACATTTTTAAATACGGGTCATTTCCCGTATATTCTTCTTCCTCGTCCTCGATTATAACTGCAAGTAATAATCGAGGGTCTTGTTTTGCCAAATCATTCGGCAATATACCGTGATATTTCAGCATTGTCCCATATAAATCGCTTAATCTTCCTTTTCGGTTGCCTGCTTCGGCAGGCTTTCCTCGTTTTTTCCCGTAAAATCGTCCATAAACCACTTCATAACTTCACGACACATTCTCATTTTTGCTGAAACAGCCGTGTCCAAAATATCTTGTGTCGCCTCTGTACCCTCAAACAGATAGTCAACGGCATCTGCACATACCGACGTAGCCGTTACTTTTTCACCCTCTGCAACGTCCATGTATTCTTTTTCAACCAACGTTGCCGCACCGAAACACCACGGTTTTGATACATACTTCTTTTTGTTGTGTACAAATGTTAATACTCTTTGCATTGTTACTCGCTCCTCTCTATACGAAAAAAGCACGCCTTTCGGCGTGCCTTGTCTTAAAGTGCTTTCTTCACCGGATAGTAGTTCATATCCTTAAACCAGTTTTCCTCAAGTTCTGTCTTTGTAACGCCCTCCGGCAAATCGCTTTCGTCAAAGTATGCGTAATAGTTGTTGTCAAAATCACGTTGTACGGCTGTGTATGTAGCCTTTGCGGTTTGCTTTTCAGGTGCACCGCTTGACGCTTTAGTCTTACCGCCTACGTTTGACGCAAAGCTGTACGAACCCTTGTAATATCTTACATAACGGTATGAGCCGTCAGACTTCATAATTCTCCACGCAACACCGAAATAAACGGTTTTTGTATCGTTGCCGACCTCTACTACACCGTCTTTTTGTGTCAGTCCACGCCACATTGAATCAACTTCCGGCGGAATATCGGCATTTGTGATGTCGTGACCTAATTTTTCAATGTAGTTTGATGTTTCATACGCACCGTTATCGGCGTCAAAAACATCACTGCCGCCTGCGTCTGTCGGTGCAATTTCGACAGTACCTCTCAAATTATACGGATCACCATATGTTGCACCCTCTGATGTGTCTGTTAAAACTGCGAAAAATGTGTACTTGTCCACACCTATTGTAGGTAGTGGTTTTCTTTTTTTTGTATTTGCCATAAATCAATCATTCCTTTCTACTACTTTCGTAAATCTCATTGTTTTGTGTTTTATACTCTTGTCGTCGGGATTGGGTACGTCCATTGTCATTTCGTGATAATATTCATTATCAGTCAACAATTTATATACCCTCTCCGACAATTCAAAACACGTTTGCGGATAATCGGCGTAAATATCAATCTGAACAGTCGTATCATTCGTAACGACCGTATTGTCATATGACATTGAGCCTTTGTCCGTTAGCGTGTAATATGCTATTGCAGGCAATTTATTAAAATTATCGGGATATGCAAAGCATACATTTACACCGTCTATTTGCTTTAAAATATCCCGTAATTCAAGGTTAATATCATACACCGTAACCCTCCTTAAACTTAGCTACTATTTCACTTACATTGTTCTTTAATGCCGGAACAAGGAACGGCTGTGGTGCTTGCCCCGACGTTGTGTAAAATCGACCGCCACTGTAATACGTCCAGTGTCTTTTTGACGTATGCGAAACAGATTTGTCGCCCTTTGAGCCTGTGCCAAATTCGACGTAAATGCCGTAATCGGCAGTCGGACCGATTGCAACGCTGTCACCGTCCACTTGGCTTACGATACTGCCCTTTAAACGTCCTGTTGCAACAGGACAGTTTGCCACTGCGTGCGCTCTTACGACTTCACCCGCCATTGCCAAACCTCGCTGTATTTTATCGCCCGACGCATACTGTGTCAGCTTGTCAACAACGTTGTCTATCCCCTCGATTGAAAAATTCATTTCAGCCTACTCCTTTCGAGCATTGCTACCAAACCGCTGTCCCATTTCTGCACATATGTTATATCATATATGTCGCCGTCATATTCAACTCGGTTACCGACCTTTACGTCGTCTGACATATCGCAGAACATACGCATTTGACATTCTATATCAAGACCGTATTGCTCTCTTGCTCTGCCACCACTGTACGGTTGTACGTCGGCTTTGATTTCGGATAATACCGTCTTTTCGGCTTTGCCTGTATAGTCGTCAATCTCGTATTCTGCAATTATGACGTCCTTATTATAAAACCTACTAAATACCGACATCACTCGGAACACGCCCCTTTCGTTTACGGAACGGGTCAAGACGTTTATAATAATTGCTGAAAATCTCGTCATTATCATTTTCGGCATATGTCACGGAACGTTCGCCCTCGCTTACGCTCTTGACTACCTCGGGACTTTTACTGTCCCCATAGCCTTTTATTCTGTACATATCCGCCGCAATCTTCGGAACAAGGCTTTCAAGCTGACGGGGCAAAACCTCAATATGACAGTAAGACATAATCATATTAATTGTGTCGTCAATCAAAAAGGACAACAAGCCGTCTTGCTCGTCGTCCTTAATTCCCAACAACATTTTTAGTGTCCCCAACTGTTCCATATTATTCACCGCTTACAACATCGGCACTGCCCGACTTTCTCGCCTTTCCGTCCGCAGTAACTTCCGCAACTGTAATTTTATGACCGTTTGTCGCAGTAATTTCATCACCGTTGTTAAACTCTGTCCACTTTGACAAATCGTCGTCATATGCAACACTTGGAGCGGTACTTGCGGCAGTCTTGTAAACCAACTTGTGACCGCCGATAGGCTTTGGCGATACCGTAATAACAGTGTTGCCTGTTGTGCCGGCAACCGATTCAACGTCCAATTCACCAATCGCCGGAACACCGTTCTTAAATGCGGCAAATGCGTCGTCCTTGACAACAAGGAAACCTAAACGCATAGTAGCCTTGATTGCAACCATATCTTGCTCGGCAAGTGATAGCGGTTTACCGTCACTGTCAAGAGTGCCTTGTAGTGTTGCCTCTGTAAGAATTTCATAGTTGATACCTGCACGCATACCGACAACGGCATACTTGAAGTTACCTGTGATAATATCGGCACGTTTATTGTCCCACGCACCGTTACGTACAAATTCGATAGGCTGACCGTACAGCTCACCGCCTGTTGTACCGTTGACATATGCAGGTGCGCCGTTTGCGTCACGCAATTTTCTCAGCATATTCTTAACACCGATACGACCGATAAATCCCGACGGGTCATAGCCGTTTTCTTCAATCATCGACATTGCGTCAGACATAGCAATATCAATATTTGCGTTGTCTGTAACAACCATATGCTTACTGTCGATAGCGTTCATAATGTTTGTCTTGAACGGTGAATTTGTACCGAAAATGCACGCCGCGTCAATCGCTCTGTAGAATGCCTCTGCGATTTCTGGCTTTAGTTCTTCAAATACGCTGATAGTCGTATCTTCCAACTTTTCTTTTGTTACCGGAATAATAACGGCTAACTTCTTAGCCTCGATTTCAGGGTGAATCCAAGTAGCACCGCTTGTCTTAATTCTTTCACCCTCACCGACCCAGTAAGCACCCGGACCGTCTGTAAGTACGTTAAACTTCTTTTTCTCGTGTTTCATTTCCTCGACTTTCGCCATTCTTAAAACACTTGAACCCCTTGTCACCATTTTGATGATGTCTGTTGCTTGCTCGACAGGCACAAAGCCTGTCAATTCATTTTTCAAATAACCCATTTATTTCACTCCTTATCTCTGATTTTCTCTGATTATGTCCATAAAACTGCCTGTGTTGTGACCGCCACTGCCACCGTTTAAATTCGGTGTTTTTCCCTTTAAACGCTCGGTAACACCTGCTTGTACATCTTTGTCATAGCTTTCTTTTATCTTGTCAATAACCGCCTTTGTGCTATCCTTGTCCTCTGCTATGATGTACTTTGCAATCTCGGCGGACAGTCCGACTTTGGCAAGTTCCGTTTCGGCATATGCAACGATTTTTTCACGTTCAAACTCTGCCTTTGCTTTTTCAAATTCTTCTCGTTCCTTGTCGTCGTCCTCTTTTTTTCTTTGCTCGTTTGTCAACTTGGCTTTTCTCATGCCCTCGTTTTCAGCGTCCTTTAGCTTTTGCTCAAGTTCCTTTTCCCACTCCGCTTTCGCCTTAGCTATCGCTTCGTCAATCGCCTTTTGATTGTCGCCGTCTTTTTGTTCGGTTGACTTCTGCTCTGTGGACTTCTGCTCTGTGGACTTCTCTTGCTCTTGATTTTCTGTTTGCTCTGCTGTATCTGCCATTCAAATCATTCCTTTCTGAAAAATTGTATAAAAATAAGACGTATAACCCCACGTCTAACAGGGAGATAATCGGATCACCATTCCTTTCTTCTATGTGTATGTTGTGCCTACTCTCACACTATCACCGCCTTTCAGTGTATCAAAAAAGCACGTCCGAAAACGTGCTTTTGCGTATATTTAGTTATTTTTATCTGAAAATTATCTCATTGCCTTTATCCACAAAACCATCAGGAATATTTTGTAGTACAATCCACGGTGAGCCACCTTTTGAAAAGCACCCTCTTGTTTTTTCAACTTTAAACTCTTTTGTCGTATATACTTGCTTATGCTTATTGATGATTTGCAATAGTTTCGCATTCGTAAAATCTTCCTTGCACGGAGTGCAATCCACAATAAATTGATTGTTTATTTTTTGAACATTTATTATTTCACACATAACTATCACTCCAAATACAATAAATTTCGTACGTCTTTTAATTTTTTACCCGTTTTATGTAATCTATATACCCCGTCCCTTGCGAGTACCATTCTTTCGCTGTTTGATAAATTGGGTGTTAATATTGCCGCCCTCAAACTCGCCTGCACTTCTTCTAAAATATCATCACTTTGCGTCTTTCCGTTCAAAAATGCCGCACGGTGTCCGATTATTTCGTGAGCTATGGCACCTTTCATAGAAACATTACTGTTTGGATTGGATTGCTTTTTCTCTGACGGATATACATCAGTTCCAATTCGTAAAACGTCCGCTAAAGAGCCATATGCTGTACAATCATAATCAACATAATAAATACGTTCTCTTGGCATACCCAAAGAAACCGCATAATCTTTAATGCTGTCTATTTGTTCCTGTGAAAGATTTTTCTCGTTTCTTCTTCCGCCCGTAGATACTTTCAATGTATCTTTATCTACCTTTATTATACCACGTTTTTCACTATTTGCAACATATTTTAACGCATTTTTCTGTTCGTCCGACAAACTGTTTTTCCATTCGTCAAACGTCATACTTCCGTCAACCTTGTAATTTTCGCCAGTGAGCGGATCGCGTGCAATACGACTTGTCAAATTCACGTCTGCCATAATCGTAACACACCGACAACGTGGGTGTATCGGTGGGAAGTTTTCGCCCTCAACGGCTTTGTCGGTATCAAACACGCTACCGTCAAGACTTCCGCACCTGTCACACGTCAATTCAGACAGTGCCGCAACAAAACGATACTGTTTTATACCGATTTCCTCATACGCCATCTTTTGACCTTGGTTCATAAAATGCGCCGTTTCGCTCCTCACAAGCGTTTCGGCTGATGTTCGTATTCCACCCGGTGCAGTATCTTTGACGTAATCAATCAGCTTGTCGGTCATACGGCTTACACTGTGACCGCTGATTATACCGTCCTCAATCGTCTGTCCGACTGCCTGTATAAATCTGTCGTTATGTATCCACACTCTCTCGCTGTAGTTGTGACCGTGCCACGGCTCACTTAACACTTTATTAACCGCCTTTTGCGGTACAAGTGGAAAATCAATACCGCAGTTTAAACCTTGTGCGGTATCAAAAATATTCGTATAATACGCCGTCTTTACCGCACTGTCATACAGTTTCTTTTGCTCCTTTATAGCCTCGTTTGCAACGTGCCTAAAGTAAATATATACATTACGTTTCAGTCCCTCTAATCGGCTAATTCTCGCACCATATGCCTGTGCATTTATGCGGTTTAGAATTTCCTTTTTGACTGTCTTGTCGTCTGTTTCGTCGTACAGTTCAAGCAGTTCTTCGTACTGTTTGTCGCTGTCGGCTATACTCATCAGCCGACGTGCCTCTTTTTCGGGTATATCGGTTGAAATATAGGCTTTAAACGTTTTCTCAATATCATTGTTTACATTCTTGATTGCTCGCTCATATGCCTTAATTACACCGTCCTTAACGCTGTCCGCTTGCGATTGTAAATATGTTTCAACTTCAACGGCACGTTTTACCCAATATGCCTTACTCTTCATTGTAGTTTACTTTCCTTGCCGAAATTTCTGCGATACGCATATCTTCGGCGGACTTTTCCGCTTGCTCTCTGCGTGCAATTTCAACTTCTTCCTTTGCGTCTGTGATGAATGGCAAACGCTCTAATAATGTTTCGTCAGACGCAAGACCTTTGAGGTAATTAATCATCTGTGCTATTTCAAGTTCGTTTGCAGGCAAGTTATATGTAAATCCTATATCAACTCTGTGCGACGGCACTTCTTTCATTGCGTTTAATGTCACTAAGAAATTGTTGTAAATCTCTAAACGTTTTCTTAATGTCTTAGCAAAATTACGTTCTTTGTTCTTGACGTGCTGTTCAAATCCCAACAGCTTATACTTTATCGCCACACCCGACAAATTGTTGCCGAAACTTTCGTCCGACAAATCGGGAACGTGTGACAGACGGTGTATATCGTCCTTGATGTCGTCACGCAACACCTTTGTATCAGCCTCGTTCAGCACCTTTGACAGATACTCCGCTTTTGCGTCGCCGTCACCCATCAAAATGCGTTCTACCAATAATTTTTTTGCCTGTTCGGTGTCAAGGTCGCAGTTACACAAAAACAACAGCGAATTAACAAATTGCTCTTTGTCATTAATTCTATCTGACATCAACACATTGTATGCGTCAATCTGTGTTATCAACTGTTCAAAATCGCCCTGCATTTCCGTATTATTTCTGTATTCAATAATCGGCACATCGAAAAAGTAATGTGGTTCAACATTTTGCAATGACAATGCCGTATAGCTGTCAAGACCTGTGTATGTATATATAAACGATTCGTCATACACACGACAAATACTGCCTGTGCAGTAGCCGTCAAGGTCGTATTTCTTGTAGTAATACACCGCAAACAACGGCTTTTCAAATGCCGACTGTGAGTAACATACAAATGTATGCTCCGGATCCAATCGGACACTTCTCGGCTTGCTTTTTTCGTCTGCATAAATCAGTTCATATGCTTTGCCGTAAATGCTCATATTCTTTACAATTTCACTGTCAACACTCGGCATATCCTGTTCCAAATATTCGTTTTTGATTGCCTCAATATCGTATTCGTCCGACACCGCATACGTTACAGGATTGCCGACAAGATAACTCTGTGTCATATCCGTTATGTACTTTGCGTGATTACACATTATGCGGTTGTTTGCCACGTTTTTGCCCCTTTTTCTGCGGTTTAAAATGCGGTGGTCGCCCATATAGTAATCGTGCAATAATCGGTATCTCTGTCGCTCTCGCTCGTGTCGTTCAATCAATTTCGTTATGATAAACGGTGTCACACCGCCTGCGACTATATCTTCATCAATTATCATATTCCGTACTCCTCTCTTGAATAGATTTTAGCTTTCTTATCCTTGCGCCAACTCTCAACGCCGTATCTCAGTGCCGCCATTGCGTCATCAAATACATTGACAGGTTCGTCCGTATATTCGCCCGACTTTTCATCAACTCGCCAACGCCATTGCTGTATCTCTTTGATTACATTCACGCAAGACGGATGAATATGTATCTTTCTGCCTTTTAACCAGTCAATCTGCGATTGTATGCTGTTCGGATTTTTAACAACTGCCCTTGCTCGATAGCCTGCCTTTCGCCACATTTTTATACGGTCCGGCTCTGCACTGTCGCACCACATTGCAAGACTTTTACTGAACTTACCGTCAGCCTTAGTGATAATTTCGGTCGTATCCATTTCGTGTACATACAGTTCATTACAAACGTAAATATCGCCGTCCTTATAGCCTAACGTCAATATAGCATTTGCGTGATTAAAGCCGAAGTCCTGTCCTATCGCCATAGCGTCAAAACGGCTCATATCTGTTTCAAATTCCTCAATGCGATAATTTGAGAATATCAATCCGCCTGTTTCGCCCCATTCGCCCAAGCCGTAAATCCTGTAGCCCTCAGGGTCAACCTCTTTACGTCGTAACATACGTTGTCGATACGCCTCATCACAAAATCGGTTTGTTAAATATGTGCTTTGATGCGTTAAGACGTTATCGTCCTGTATATCGAAAAACACTTTCTTTATCCAGTGACTTGACGATACAGGGTTAAATGTCAATTTTATCTGATAAAAAAGACCGTCGGGGAGTTCACCTCTCAAACGGTCATCTATAATTTCAAAATCCTGTTGCACAAGCTCCGTAGCCTCTTCAATCCATACATCTGTCAATTTACCGTTTGCAAATGTGATTGATTTCAGCTTTTCACGTTGCTTGTTATCGTTTACACCACGAAATATAATCTTGTTGCCGTTTATACAGGTGAACGACAACGGACTTTGCGTAACTCGCCACGCTCTGCCAACGCCCATACGGTTTATGGCACTTTCAAGCTCCGCAAACGTACTGTCACGGTTTGTTATATCGGACTTTCTCACACATACAAGATTACGTCCCTTGTCACGCATTAAACGCAATATGTACAGTTGTGCAGTATCAACGCTCTTGCCACTTCCGGCACTGCCTTTCATTACAACATAACGCTTTTTACATTGATGTACAGGTTTGAATATCGGATTGAACGGTACTGTTACTTTGTTCATTCGTCCTCACCACCGTAATCAATCTTAATGCTGTAGTCCATATCACCGTCAACGTTTAATTTGTCTGTGAACAATGCGTAGTATTTACCCAACATTTCCGCCGCTTTGTTTACGTCAGACACCTTTGTCGGTATTTCAACGCATATCGGTTGCTCCGCCTCGTCAGTGACTTTCTTGCCCTTGTTGTCATAGTGTGATTTACGTGCTTTGCACGTCACAACAACCGTTTCGGGTTTCTCACGTCGCATAACAGCCGTAAGCGTTTTCAATACCTCATCTTGTTTGGCAATAAGAGCGTCCTCTTTCTCTTTCAGCCGTTTTTGAATATATTCCTGAATTTCAGGTTTCTTCAAGTTCTCATTCCCAATCGAATACGCTGTCTTTTCCGAATATCCCGCTCTTAACGCCGCTTGCGTTGCATTCAAATCAATCAAATATTCCTCACAAAATAACTTTTGTTTTTCAGTCACTCTTATCACCTCACTTTCGCATTTTCCGATTAACTACATCGTATATCCGTTTTTTGTCAACGCACGTTCTAACGCTCTGCGCTTGTGTCGGCACTCACACCATTTTCGATTTTTAAATCTCCATTTGCGTATAAATAGCCATTTTTTAAATTTATATTTTATTCGTTTCATAATTTCCTCCGAAAATAAAAACAGACTGCATATGATTGACATATACAATCTGTTTAATTGACTTAATATCTCCACTCCCACAAATCACACGAGATATTCACCCATCATCTCACGATGATACACTACCTTTTTACGAAAATAACGAGCGGTAAGATATAGAACACAAAATATTGCACTGTATATATGTTTTGCATTATTTTTTGTTTGCTCATTCTTTTCGCATTATAAATTATACCATAGAAAAAACGAACAAAACGAACAACTTTATATTTTTTTTAAAAATCTATTGTGCGTCATTCTTACAGCATCAGCCGAATTGCCACCACCCATCTTGAACGCTATCCACTGCCACGACGGCATTACCGTTCCGTCTATGTATCTGTATCGGAATATACGACGTGTTTCACTGTCGGATATTGTAGCGACAAATAATTCAATCTTTTGTTTCTGCTGTTCCAATCGCTGGCGTAATATAATATCATCTGAATGTTCCGACGTTACGCCCGATACTGACATACAGTGTTTAACATACGGAAATTCACTGTCAGAGCCTGTGACAGTACCGTGTACCGTATTACTGTTTATCCTGTCGTTTACCTCGTTCAATTCCGCAACAATACTGCGATACTGCCTTAGCTCCTCTTTCGTCAAATCAATTCCCCCTGTCTAAATATTCAATCCGTCCGTCTGAATGAAATATCATTTTGCAATCATTGCGGATTGTATCTTTAATTGTTTTTATTCTGCCGTTCATCATATCCATTAATACAAATTTTGCAGTTTGTCCGATGTCCGCCATACGTTTTTTACGCCAACCGAATTGCATATATAACGGATATAGCGCCACAGGAAGTATCGTCTGCATTTTGTATATAATCATCTTCATACCATCTTCGTCAACGGTATCTGTTTTCAAGGTCAACGGTTTAAAATCTGCCATTAATGACTGATAATCAAAATCACATTCAGACTTAATTTCATCAGTAAGTTGTATTACTGTTCGTGTTTCGTTGCCGATGTGTTGTAAATAATTATGCGCATATGTTATGTATCGTACCAATCGTTTTTGATTCCAACCGTACTTTGTATGCAGATACCATACAACAAACACAACTGAATTAACTATTGCCTCTTTGGTTGCCTCGACTTCAACAATCTTGTAGGCTTGCAGTGCCTTTTTAGTATTAAATTCCTTGACACCATGCTTTTCAGCTACTTTTTTGAAATTTTCAACCAATGCTGATTCTTCCTTGCATCGTTCTACCTGTTTCAATCTCTGCCGCATTTTCTTGCGTTTCTTCGCTATTTTATCTTTCACGCTCTACTCAACCTTTCTTGTCCGGCACATACTCCGGACACTTTTCAATCCTATACGAATCGTATGTCTTGCGGTGTACCTTTTCAGCGGTCCAACCCTCCACAGGCTGAAAGCAACTGCTCCACGAACACTCGCCTAAATTCCCGGCAGCTTATGGAGATAAA